TATTATTCGTAGTGCAGTCTCCACTAGAGACATGGGATTTCTCCCTGGCACTGATAGAGAAAAATCAGCCGTTTATGAAGAGCCCTACAAAGACATTTGTATAGAGCTTTTCCAGCGTGGCGATGCTTACGAGCTACTGAAACGACAAAGTTTAGTCCACTTTATGACAACTTCTTTTATTCGGGGGGTTACTTTAAAGAACTCCGTGATTATTGTAGATGAATGTCAGAATATGTCTTTTCACGAGCTAGACTCAATTATTACCCGTATTGGAGAAGGGTGCAGAATTATCTTCTGCGGAGACTTCAGACAGACAGACTTTACGGAGAGAAGTAGAGAGAAATCAGGGCTACAAGACTTTATACGAGTCTTAAAAAGTATGAACGAGTTTGATATGATTGATTTTACAGTTAAAGACATTGTAAGAAGCGATTTTGTCAAGAAATATATAATGGCTAAGGAAGACCTAGGACTATAATGAAAGCAGTTATTAGTAACAAGATTTATTTGGAAGTAACACAGGAGTATAAAGAGTTCCTTACTAAGGAGCTTACTTATAAGATTCCGTCTTACAATCCACATAATCCGCCTCTTATTATTAAGAATATGTCGCGGATTCGTACTGACCTTGTTACTATTCCCGTCGGTAGGGTAGACCTAATACCAGAAAACTATGAGGTTGTCGATAAGCGATTATTTAAACCAGTTAAGTTTCCTGAGTTTAGGTTTACTCTACGCGACTCACAGAAAGAAGTCTATGACGAGCTAGACGATAACAGTATAATCAATGCTTGGACGAGCTGGGGCAAAACCTTCACGGGGTTGGCGATAGCGGGAAAACTAGGGCAGAAGACCTTAGTGGTGGTACATACTACATCGCTAAGAAACCAGTGGGCAGAAGAAGTAGAAAAAGTATTTGGATTTAAGCCTGACATTATTGGAAGTGGAAAATTTGATATAAACACTCCAGTTGTTATAGGCAACACTCAAAGCTTGTATAGAAAAATTCCAGAAGTTGCAAAGGAATTCGGAACAATTTTACTTGATGAGATGCACCATGTAAGCAGCCCAACTTTTTCCAGAATTGTCGACACAAACTATGCTCGCTATAAGATAGGGCTATCGGGTACAATCCAAAGAAAAGACGGAAAGCACGTAGTTTTCAGGGATTACTTCGGCAGCAAAATCTTTAAGCCACCAAAAGAGAACTACATGGTGCCAAGCATAGATATTGTACGCTCAGATGTACGGTTTCTCGACGGCGCTAGGACTCCTTGGGCTAATAGAGTAACTGCACTATCTAATAACCAAGAGTATAGACACCTAATAGCAATGCTATCATCAGCTTACGCCGCAAAAGGCCATAAGGTACTTGTGGTATCAGATCGAGTTCACTTTTTAAAAGCCTGCGCCGAACTGGTTGGTGAGAAAGCCATATGTGTTACGGGTGAGGTACCCCTAGAGGACAGGGGTAAACTCATAAACAAGATTCTGCATGGAGATAAGCAAATATTGTTCGGAACTCAAGCTATATTTAGCGAAGGTATATCAGTTAATAGCCTGAGTTGTCTCATTCTAGGTACCCCCATAAACAATGAACCCTTGCTGACTCAGTTGATAGGTAGAGTTATAAGAGAACAGGATGGGAAGGTATCACCTAAGATTGTAGACATACACCTAAAAGGGCAGACCGCAACAAAGCAAGCTTCTAACAGAATCGGGTATTACATGAAAGAAGGATATATAATTAAGCAGCTATGAAAATTTATTACTTGACTTTATCTGGTAAATTTGGTATAATATATGCTCTTGTTTGATTGGAAGAAGATTTACGAAGAGACTGACGGAAGCCCTAAAGAGATTATTAGAGTCTTTCGGATGTTGACTGAGAATAGAATCCCACAAAACAAGTACGATAAGATCTATCGTTACTATCAACAAAACTTTAAAGGAGAGAGCTTTTTGGTTCACCCAGAACGACTTCTTTATAATGGGTATCGTTTTACCTATAAGGAGATGGCGGTGTATATAGCATTCGCTTCGATAAGGCCATTGGCCGACTATTTAGCAACGCATAAGATCTCACTAGATCCGTTCGTTGTTTCAACAAACCTACTACAATTTACTGACAACAATAGGCTACTGAAGTACGAAGATGGAGAGATTCATTTTAGGTACGAAGGAAGTCCCCCCACTAAGGAGATACACTAACATGGCATTATCATTTAATCAGTCTAAAGGCGCAGCACAGAAATCATCAATCAACACTTACACTTATGTAGACGGGGACAACAGTATTCGTCTCGTTGGGGACATTCTAGCCCGCTACGTGTATTGGATTGAGGGTAAGAATGGCAAGAACATTCCCTTCGAGTGCATGTCTTTTGATAGAAATGCAGAACGCTTTACAAACAAAGAAACAGATTGGGTACGAAAGTACTATCCCGACCTTAAATGCGGCTGGAGCTATGCTATGCAGTGCATACATAATGGCGAAGTCAAAGTAGTCAATCTGAAGAAGAAGCTCTTTGAGCAGGTTATGACCGCCGCAGAAGACTTAGGAGACCCTACAGACGTAAATACTGGTTGGGAACTTAAGTTCAAGCGAGTGAAGACGGGCCCTCTAGCATACAACGTAGAATACCAGCTTCAAGTACTAAAGTGTAAGCCTCGGGCACTAGAAGCTGACGAGTTGGAGCTAGTGGCAAATCTAAAGTCTATGGATGAAGTTATGCCCCGCCCTACTCCAGATGCTCAGAAGACATTGCTCGATGACATCAGAGAAGACTCTTCTTCCGCAGACAATGTAGATGAAGAAGCACTAGAAGCCGAATTCAAAATCGGATGATATTATTTACTGCCGATTGGCACATCAAGCTGGGACAGAAGAACGTCCCAGCTTTTTGGTCTCTGAACCGCTATAAATCCTTCTTTGAGCAGATTCACAGCTTAGAGAAGATGTGTAGTATGCATATCATTGGAGGAGACATTTTTGATCGAATCCCCAGCATGGAAGAGCTAGAGCTTTACTTTTCTTTTATTAGAAATGTAAAGATTCCTACGCTTATATATGATGGTAACCACGAAGCTACGAAGAAAAATAGGACGTTCTTCTCTCAGTTAAAGCAAGTTAGTAGGGATATCAATCCTTTAATACAAATAGTAGATATATCTTATGTAGACAAAGACCTAGGTTTTAGTATATTACCTTATTGTGAGCTACATAAGAAGAGCAGCATTGATAAGTTACCAAAGAACTTCCCTTTGTTTACACACGTTCGTGGAGAGATTCCTCCTCATGTCAAGCCAGAGGTGGACTTAGACTTGTTCGAGGACTTTCCGGTAGTATTTGCCGGCGACCTACACGCACATAGTAATTCACAGAGAAACTTAATATACCCAGGTAGTCCTATGACGACTTCTTTTCATAGAAACGAGGTTAAAACTGGGTACATTCTAATCAATGAAGTAGTAGATTGGACATGGATTTGGGAGCCGTTTGACCTACCTCAGCTTATTCGTAAAACAGTACAGACTGCGGAAGAGATGGTTCCTACTGAGTTCCACCATACTATTTACGAGGTTGAAGGAGATATACAGGAACTAGCCGAGATACAAAACTCAGAGCTTCTTGATAAGAAAGTTGTAAAACGAAGTACAGAAGCTAGTCTAGTGATGACGAAAGAAATGACTGTACAGGAAGAGTTGTCAGAGTATCTAACGTATATTCTTGAAATAGACGAAACAAAAATCCCAGACATCATAGGAGTATTTAATGATTACTCTGCAAAAGTTACAATGGAGTAACTGTTTTAGTTATGGCCCCGATAACGAGCTACTACTAGACGAGAGCGCAGTAACTCAAATTATTGGCACTAACGGTATGGGTAAGTCTTCCATACCTCTTATTATTGAAGAAGCACTTTATAATAAGAATTCAAAAGGAATTAAGAAAGCAGACATCCCTAATAGATATTTAAAAGACGGATATAAGATACACCTTGAGTTTACTAAGGATACAGATTCGTACTCTATAGATATTATACGCAAGACATCTGCTAAGGTTATACTACAGAAGAACGGAGAAGACATATCTAGCCATACGGCTACTAACACTTATAAGACAGTTCAAGAGATTGTCGGTGTTGACTTCAAAACATTCTCTCAATTAGTATACCAAAACACAAATGCTAGTTTACAGTTTTTAACCGCTACTGACACTAACAGGAAGAAGTTTCTAATCGAACTACTACAGCTAGAACGCTATGTAGAGCTCTTTGACCTCTTTAAATCAGCCTCTAGAGACTTATCTTCGGCTGTAACCTTTGAAGAAGCAAAGGTAGCCACCATTGAAAAATGGTTGCACGATAATAAATTGACTGATAGTTCCATACTACCCATGTTAGATTTAGAAGTAAACACGGAAGAAGACGAGAAAGAACTACAGCATTTAACGACAGAGATTGCAAATATCT